GCCCGGGCGGAACTACAGAAGTGCCAATCTCCGACATTGTAGGCGCATATATCGCGCTGTAGGTGCGCATATCCGCTTGTATTCTAACCGATTTGGACCGATTCGATGATGTAGGTGGACCTAAGTACGTTCAAATCGTTCTGATGTAGGTGCCTACATCCCAGTATGCGCAGCCAAGACCCATGCCAATTAAAAAGCATGCCAGATCAATGACTATGCCAAATCAAACGGCCGATCGGATAGCGATTGACCCCGATTACGGCTGCTGGATCTGGCAGGGGAATCTCTATAAGGGTTATGGGCCCTATAGGGAGCATTGGGAGCGTCTCCACGGCGTCATTTTGCCCCGTCGGGTAGAACTGGACCACGTTTGCCGTCGCCGCTCCTGCGTCAATCCTACGCATTTGGAAGCCGTGACCCTGGTTGAGAACCAGAAGCGCCGCTTTGCTCGCAATCGCCGGGATATCACCCGGTGCCCGATGGGCCACCGGTTGACCCCGGAGACCACCCTGCACACGCCGGAAGACGGCATCGTTTGCACCGTGTGCGAGCGGCTCGAGCCCTAGCCATGGATGATCTGACCCTCGATGTGCTGCAGAGCATCGAATTGGCCATCCGCCGGGTGGCCTATGCGCTCGAACAGAACATTCACTCCGACGGTGATCAGGTTTGCCAGGAATGCCACTGCACAATCGTGCCGCCGGCGCGCCTGAATCAGAAGGTCTACTGCCCGGTTTGCAGCCACCGCGTTGAACCCTGATCTTTATTGTCACGTTGCCAATAACCGGCATGCATAAATGAAGCCCGACAAACCGATCAACATCGATATCGGCGCCCGGCTCGAAGAAGCCATCAACGCGCAACGCGACCGTATTTATAAGTATCGCATGATGCGTGAGCCGCCGGCAAGGGATTTCAATGATGCCCTTAAGGTCATGAGCGTCTTGATTCAGCAAGCTCGGGCCTACGCCAAAGACGCCGTCAAGTTTTCGAAGTCCCTATCGCCGGAGAAGCGCCGCGAGGTGATCGTTTCCTGGTTCGAAACCCTACCGCTGCAACAGCAGCGGCTTTTGCTCGACGATCTGCAGAAAACCTTTGCGTTGAAAGCCGTGTGACATGACCGACGACAAGGAAACCTCGTCGACCTATTGGACGTGCCCCAATTGTCAATGCGGCTTCGCGGAAAAGCCGAAGGGCGCATGCCCGGCGTGCAAGACAGAAGTCGCGGAGGCCTCCGGCGAATCCACGCCCGACCCCGCGGATCCGGAGCCGGAGCCTGACGCCGAAGAGAAGCCGCACCATCATCGCAAGAGCCGGCGCTAATCATTTAATGAGTGGCCACTCAATAAAGGGAATGATATGCCCGTTGTCAAATCGGTGACCCTAGCAGAGGATCCGATGTGGTTTCACAGCCGGACGATTGCCGCCGAGCCCGGCGCGATCGAGATCGGGCTCGAGGGGCCGCTCATCCACATCCGAATTATCGGGGAAAGCCCGAGCGCTAACAAGCTCCGGCATCGGCTTGGACGGCACATCGTGCTTAGCCGATTCGATCACGCGGTTCTTGATGATCTCGACTTCGTCGAGCCGGCGAAAAAGAAATGAGCGACCCGCGAGCGCAACTGTGTTTGCAGACGGCGCGCGAAGTCGTCGCCCACCTGGAAAACGCCAAGCCAGGCGATAAGGATTGGCACAGACATCTCTTCCGCCTGGTCGTGCGCCTCTGTTTCCGTTGCGGCGTCAGCGTGCCCCGCGACGGGCAAACCGAGGAGGATGCCAATGCCGTTTAAATCGGAAAAGCAGGAAAAGTACATGTTCGCGAATCACCCGAAGATCGCGAAGCAGTGGGCGAAGGAATACGGGAATGCGAAGGAGCCGCCGAAGAAAGCCGCGGCGACCAAGACGAAAAAGTAATCACCCGAGTGAGCGAGCCGCGAATTGGTCTGCAGTGCGAGTGCAGTCACGGATTCGAACCGTAATCTCCTTACGGAGACTTTGCCCAGCGTGTAGGGCTCGCTCGGGCGAGTGACGCGGGAAACCCTGACACAAGCGAGAAGGCTTGTCAACGCATCTCGATGCGGTGTTCGCCGAGCTCGCCCGGGAGCGGGCGGCGCGGGCCCTGGATCCGTCGGAGAAGCGCGCCGCGGCTTTGCTCGATCGGCTATTCCCCGAGCAACGGGCGTTCGTCCTAGACCCGGCGAAGCGTAAAGCGATCCTCTGTCCGAGCCGCGCCGGTAAGTCGTTTGCCGTCGCCGTGCTGATGCTTCGGACGCTGATTAGCGTCTCGCGCGCGAATCTTCTCTATATCGCGTTTGTCCGCAACGAAGCCAAGGAGATCATGTGGAGTCTCCTAAAGCGGCTGAACGAGGAATTCGAGCTCGGGCTTTTCTTCGGCGAGGGCGAGCTCACCGTCACTAACCGCCGCGGCGCATGGCTGCGCCTGGCCGGCTGCGAATCCTGGGGCGACGTCGACAAGTTCCGCGGCGTGCCGCGGCATCTCGTCGTCTTAGACGAAACGGCCACCTGGCATGCACCGCTGCTTAATGATCTGGTCTTCAAGGTCCTAGAGCCGCGGCTTGGCGATCACAAGGGGACATTGGTACTGGCCGGTACGCCGGGCGAGATCCTCGCGGGGCTTTTCTACGACGCGACGGGCCCGCACGCGATCGATGTCCAGGTCACCGACGAGGGAACGCTCCGGGCCATGTCTCGGCCGTACGCCGAACGGGACGATCCCAAGTGGGCGGGCATCGAGTTCGCTTGGTCGATCCATTCCTGGCCGAAGCAGGCCAATACCTCGCCGGAAGGTCAAAGCGCCTGGGCCGATGCCCTGAAGTTGCGCGCTCGCAATGGCTGGGGGCCGGACAATCCCATTTGGCTTCGTGAGCACGAGGGCCGCTGGATCGCCGACGATTCGAAATTGGTCGCCCGATACGATACGGCTCGAGACGATTGGATCCCGGGCCCGCGCACCGTCGATAACCCATTTGGGCTTCCGATGGGGCACGCATGGCGGTTCGTGATCTCGTCGGACATGGGCTTTCACGACCCGTTCGCTTTGCAGGTCGGCGCCTACTCGGATACGCATCCGAACCTTTATCAGGTCTACGAATACGAGCAGACGGGGCTAACGGTCAGCGGCGTTGCCGGCGAATTCAAAAAGGTCCTAGCGCTCATCGATCCCGAGGACATCGAGATCATCGTCGCCGACCTGCAAGGGCTCGGCGGCATGGTCGTCGAAACCCTCAACGTGGAGCACGGGCTTTACATCGAAAAGCTCGAGCAACGGGACAAGCGCGACCACGTTGAGCTCGCGAACAGCGGCTTCGTCGACGGGCGAATCAAAATCATGCGCGGGTCCCGGCTTGCCAACGAAATGATGTTTTTGTCGTGGGACGCCTCGGGGCTTAAGCCGCGGAACGACCAGCCGGATCACAACTTCGACGCCTGGATCGGCGTCGTCCGGCATAGTCGTCATCTCGAGGCGCGCGAGCCCGCCGTCAAGCCGCTGCCCGGGACGCCGGCGTTTGTGAACGAACGGGAAGCCGACGAGGAAGCCCGCATCGCCATCGCCGAACGCCGGCGCATTTCGAATCAAGGCGGCATCAACGATCGCCAGGACTTTAGCGAGTGAACCTCCAAGACGCCGAAGCCCTCTTGCTTTGGATGCGCCAAAACGGCGTCGCCGCGGCGCGCATTGGGGACATTGCCCTATCGCTCGCCGAGGAGCCGGCCACGCCGATCTTGCTCGAAGAGACCCTACCGCCGACGGAGCGGCCGGCTGATCCTCTCGATGATCCGAAGCTCTTCGGCGGGCCGGTCCCCAACTTCAAAGTCGAGGATCCCAAGTGAGCGTCGACGCTGGCCGCTGGCATTCGGACGAAGTCGAAACCGAAGACCGGCATCGCTTGCTCTTCGACTATGTGCGGACGCTCGAGCGCGCGCAGGTCTTGATGGTCGAGCGGCGGCTCAAATACGCGTGGCTTTACGATCGCAATGCCCGGCTGGTCGGCGTCGATGGCCGCATCCGTCGCAATGAGGGCGACCCGTCGACGGAAAATATTATCCGCAATAACATCGAGACGGCTACCTCGCTTTTAGGCAATGAGCAAACCCGCGTGGCGACGCTCACCGACGGCGCCGAATGGAGCGTTCAGCGCCGCGCCAAGCGCCTGCAAAAGTTCCTCGAAGCCCAATTTGAGCACATCGCCTGGGACGCCTTGCAGGTGAGGATGGTGCGTTCGGCCGGCGTCGCCGGCGAGGGGCACGTCAAGTTTGAGATCCTTGACGGCAAGATCGTCGCATCACACGTGCCGTTCGACGAGATCATCGTCGATGATCAGGCCTGCCGATCGTGCGAGCCGATCCAGATCGCGCAGCGGCGTTTCGTCGACAAAGACGTGCTGAAAGCGAAATATCCCGACTTCGCCGACGATATCGACCGCGCGCATCTGAAAGACCCGTCGTGG